CCCAAGTCCATTAAGTCTTTGTAACTTTCAACTGCTTGTTTTGCAAGATCGTCCATCTCTTTATCACTTGCTTCTAAGCCACGCACCGCAGTTAATGCATTTTCAATTTTTTCAAGATTACTCATTTCAACAATCGCTGTTATTTCCTCTGGCGTTGTTTCCATCTCTTCGTTTGGTCTTCTTGTTGATTCGGGTAAGTCAAATAAGCTTTCTAATTTCTTTGTCATTTTATTTCCTGAATATTTGGTCTTCTGTTATAACTCTAAATGTAATATGGTTGCGTTTTGCCCAGGCGATAGCCGCTTCCCATTTAGCATAGTTAACAGCTACAACTGCGCGTTCGTTGCTATTTAACTTCTCAGTAAGCATACTTTGTTTTTTTGGCTTAATCTCAATTAATTCAGCAACTTGCTTGCCGTGTTTATTTTGATATACAACTAAAAAATCAGGAAAGTACGTTGAATGTTTACCCGTTAATGGGTTTCTGTACGGTATGCGTATTGATTCACTGGACCATTCAAGTACGTTGTCGTTGTTATCGCAAAAGTTCATAAATGCAAGTTCCCACGAACTTCTATAAATTATAGAACCTTTGCCTACGTACTTAATTGGGTTTTTCGGTTTGTAATGCCCTTGCGAAAATCTAGCCACTTAACTTATCCTAGTATATTTCTAGCAACTTGTTGATTAGGTGTAATAATATTAGCAACACCTAGTAATGCACTTTGCGAGCGTAGTTGATTAAGATAAAATGCCATTATTTCAGAAACACCTATTTCATCTTTGTCTTGCATTGCGTCGAGTAACGTTAGTACCGAAACATTAGTGGCCTTTGCTACGCGAAATAGATCAGTTGCGAATGCTTTGGCATTATTAGCAGTACTAGTTACTTTTTTAAAGAATCCAAGTACTATATCATAATGATCAGAATTTATTCCTACATCGCGATCTGTATAAAAAGTATCTGTTTTTAATTGTCTATTCATTGACTTATATTTGACCCATTACTAAACACATCTCCTGCCGTATTTTTCAAGTTAGATGAAAGTTGTTGCATTTCGCCTGAGTTAACTAATGTATCCATCTGTTGTGATATGCTTTGTGCAACAGGAGCAAACGAGTTGCTTGCGTTAGTTAATACAGTGTTGGCACTAGCAAGACTGTCTGCACTTGGAATTGCATCTTGTAATGCAGAAACACTAGGTAATACATCAGTCGTCGATGCCGACGCTACAGACGACATCTGCGTTTCAAGAACTGCCATTCCCGGCGCAATTGACGCTTTCATAGTAGCAAACATACTTGAAAAATCACTTGTGTTTAAAGTACCTGGCGCGAACTTTTCTGCTAATTGATTAGTACTACTTGATACCCCACCAAATGTGTTGGTTACACCAGGCAGTGTACTAGTGTTGCTTGACCCAAAAATATTACCAGAAAATAAACTACTAGTAACACCAGTTGTAATTGCACTAATGCCAGAACTTAACGATGGTATAGAAAATCCACTACTATTATTCGACTTATTATTCGAAATGTAATTTAATCCTGTTGAAATTGCACCCGACACTAATTCAGAAGCAATCAGCGAACTAACATTTGTTCCTTTAAGTGTGTTTCTTAAAGAACCGCCAGTTCTAATAGCACCCAAAATATTACCAGACGCTAAGTCATCTAAAATACTATTTCCTGAATCTAATATTCCACCACGACCAAATAAAGAAGTAGTTGAACCTGCTCTTAGTGGACTAGGGCTAGTATCGTACACTGCTGAATCGCCGAAGCCTCTAACCTCTGCACCTACTTTGCCACGCCCGTACTTGACTGTTTCGTAACTAATGGACATGCTATGTTGCATTACTTCAGCACCGGCACTGTAATCAAATGTATCGTGGTCCCAATCTGTAATAATTGGATTGATTAATGTGTACGAAGTAAAGTTGCCACGGTTTAAACCATATATTTTAATATCTTTAAAAAATGCAGGCTTATCGTATCCATTTGGTCCTTTGCCACTAAATCCCCAATCGTGCGTAGTACGTTCGTTATTGTAAATATCTCTATCGTTATAACTTGGGTTATTTGAACCTTGCCCATCATAACCATAACTCGGGTCATTGTAGTAATAATTATAGTAGTTGTACCACATAGAACGTACCGTATCACTACCGTCGTCGTGGAATGTTAGGCTTACTGGTCTATAATTAATTTTCTTTTGGATATAACGCTTACGGTTGTACTGATTCATTTCCTCTACTTCAAAGTTAAAAGTAGGAAGTTTTACAGTTTTAACAAGCATGCCGATACGCGATACACCTTCTGCACCGCCCATTGCTTCACTTAACGTTGGTATTTCTGCTGTGTTTAACGTAAAGTAAACATGGAATAGAAATTTATTAGTTGGCGCAAGGGCGTGACCATCAGCAACAAAAGTTTTGCTACCGTGTTTATAGTCTCGAAAATTATCGTTCCCAAAGAAGCCTTCTTTAAAGCCATCGCTAAAATCATCCCAACTACCTAGTTGTTCTTTTAGCGAATCCTTTAGGAAACTACCAAATGACATTACGTTTTATTACGAAACGTTATCGCCGATTGATCTACCTACATCTGCGCCAACGCCGCTACCGATTGCAGTTTGTACTGCATTATCGAAACGTAACGTCATTGCAACTGTAACTGGCTCTGAACTACCGTAGTTTAAATCGCCGTAATTTACATTAGACAAATAACAACCGTATACTTCCCAAGTTTCTAATACATTTGGCTCATGTGCGCCGTTACCACCATCTAGAATCTCTACACGTGTAGTAAATTTGTAGTCAGCTCCTGATGCAGCACTTGCTTGTTCCATGAAGTCTAATTGCTTCTGTAGTTGCTCGCCTACTAACTTAGAAACCATGCCACTTGCATCATCGCGTAAGTTAACATTGAGATCATCCCAAGTATGCTTACCTGCTAAACGTACTCTTGAGTTATAAATCTCAATATCAATTGGATCGAAACTTACCGACGGTCTAGTGAAATCAATTACTTGTTTTGTTAATTCAGTTCTTGGTGTAGATACTCCAAAGTTTTCAAAAACTACTCTGAATCTATACTTTAACTTAGGCATTAACAAGCCTTGGCTTGTTCCTGATTGATCAGTAGCTAGTGGTGTTGTCATTCTAGTCAATGATGATACTGACATATTGTACTCCTTAATTGTGTTTAACTTATTTATGCTAATAATACTTCTTAAAAAATCCTTACTAGGTTAAACCTACAGATAACTAAATTTAATGAGTAGTAACTTTAAAAAATTAAAGGCAATTAAGGACCGCAGGAATCCGGCAAACGATATGCTAAAAAAGGCGACATCGTTAGCAATCTGCAGAGTAGATGGTTGCAAATCGCATATCTCGGAATACAATGGTCCTGGTTCCAATACTACTTGTAGGAAGCATCAATTGTTATTGCGAGAATATGGAGGAAATGCACGTCTAGATAGAATGTGGACATTTCATAAAAAGGACGTATGCGAAGGAGAAAATTGCAAACACGACCCAATGACTAATGTTCGCATTCAAGACTTACCGTACGACGAACGACGCATTGTATCGCGTATGTTATTGCACGTAGATCACATAGACGGCGACAAAAGTAATAATGATCCAAGTAATTTACAAACACTATGCATGGATTGCCATGAAGTAAAAACATTAAGAGAAGGCGACTACCGTAACGATAGATAACTCAAAGAATACACTCACAAAAAAACCCGCTTATAGCGGGTTTTTTATTAAGTTCTAAGTTATGTATTATAACCCTGCACTAATATCACCTGTGTTTTTAATTCTAACAGGAATAAAGATAAACTCTACTGCTTTAACTGGCTCAATAGCAATATCAACATATAACTCACTTCTATCAATTCTACTAGGAGTGTTGTTACTTTCGTCACATACTACCAAGTAATCATATAAGCCACGCTTAGCAATAAGGTCGTTCATAATCTTTTCAATAGAACCTTTAAGTTCATCGCGTGTTAACTTATCATTTGGCTCAAACAAGAACATCTTAGCAACTGAATCAACTTGACTTCTAATGTATGCAACTAAACGCGCTACATTAATTCTGTCCATTGCTGAACCAGACTTAGTTGTTTTATTTCCGTAGTTAACAAGTCCTGTTCCAGGAATAAAAGTTAATGGATTAACTCTGTTTTCATATAACGTATCTCTTGAACCTTGTCTAACTGCTGTTTGTTTAAATTCACCTTCTGAATCGATATAACCAAGCGCACTAATATTATCAATATTGCCACGTCTAGTACCAGCAGGTGCTAACCAAGGATAAGATTGGTCGTCGCTTCTAATAATAGTTCTAAGCATTGCATGACTTGGCGGAACAACAATTGCTGTACCTGTTAAGTCTGTTGTCTTACCACTTGGATAAAACACACCTAAATAGTTGTCATTAACATTTAAACCATCGTTAGTTGCTAAGCCAGTACCAGAGTTATTAGTTGCCCAATTAAGCATGTCGGTGCCACTTTCTTGTAGTCTTAATGGAGAATCACCAACAATAAACGCAGTATTATTGCGTTCATTATTTAATGCAACCATATTGGTCATTAACTCTGGATAACCAGGACATGCCATTAGGTTAAACACACGTTGCTCTTCTCTAATATCTGTATTGGTGTCAATTGCCGCTTTCATTGCTTTAACAATAATAGCACGCTGTGCTAATCTACCCATGTTTGCTACGCCGTTGTCTTTAAGACCAGAAGCATTAACCCATGCACCTTTTTCAGTTGGTAACGAACCAGTAAACGCCAATGCATTAAAGTAATTTAATTTAAATTCTTTAACTGTGTAACCACTACGTCTAGTATTCCAAAGGATTGTACCAGTTGGATATAAACTACTAGACGGAGCATCTAAGTCTAAGTAATCACTTGTAAGCATACTCTTGATAGTTGGAATTGCGTCTGTAATTGGATCTGTGGTGCCGTTAGTTGCCCATCGCGCATCTGCAAATAAAACACCATTTTCAGTTGATTGGTCTGCTGTGTCTAATTTAACCCATTGTGCTACAGTTGCAACTGTTTGCCATCTGTGAATTATTGGGAAGTTTTCTAAATCACTAGTGTCAATCCAAATATCACCGTGTACTAATGCACTTTTGTCGCTTTGTTGTATAGGTGCAGTAACTGAAACAATTGGACCATTTGGACTAGTTAACGATAAATCAAAACCACGTACATCATTTGTTACGTTTTGGTAACCTTTCCAACCAGCACCATCGTGAATCATTAAGTCGTATTCATCGATTGCACTATAGTACCATTTAGTACCTTCTGTTGGGTCTAAGCCAGGAGCAACACTATTAGCACTGAATCCTGTTTTAGAAGCAAGAACTTCCCAATTACTAAGAACTAAGTTAGTATCGTTGCCTGCGCGAACATTACTTAATGTTGCTGTAATTCCTGCATCTGTAATTGGTGTACCACTTGTATCTTTAACTTCAATTACTCCACCTTGTGTATGTGTAATTTTAATAGCGCCTGTAGTAAGTACAGTTGCTGTTACGTTAGCCGGAGCCACTGCAGTTAAGTCAGCTGCAAACGTTGTTGCTGTTGTGCCTGACATTGTTACAGTAACAGGTGTTGTCATTGTTGTTGCACCTTTATCACTAGCACTAATTGTAAATGCTTCGCCAATTACAAATGCTGGTGTTATTAATGAACCTGTAATTTCTGTAGCGCCTGTTCCACTGCGTACCATTACTTTAGTTGTTGCAGTGTCGTTATCTGTTGCATCGTACGCAGTGTATGTTGCACCTTTTGCAATTGTACTGCCGCCGGCAGTTGCATCTAATGTCTTATTAGCAGTTGCATCATCTTCGTACAATGGAGCTGTTTGTGCAACCCATGCCGCTGTTGCTGTACTGTACTTTTTAATTACTAAATTAGCACCTAAATTAACATTAGTTGTTTTAATCCAAATAGAACCTGTTGGGCGTCCGACAGTAGCACTTGTGAAGTCTGTTGCTCTCCAACTTGGATTTTGTGTATGTGAACTTTGTCTAAATGCCAATGTAGGATGTGTTCCACCCATACTTGCACCAGTATTGTCTGTAATGACCATAACTCTGTCTTTAGCAGTGC